CTTGCTTAAACCTGAAGTTAATTTACTTTGTTTTGCATAGGCTTCTTTATAAGGAGTTTCGTCAAATTTTGCTGGTGTATCATCTTCTAGTAATCCACCTACCAATGTTGCGCCACCTAAACCAATTCCTATTTGAGATCCTGGATCTAAACCTCCCCACCATTTTCCAGCTTTGCTCAGCATTGAACTACCGGCTTTAACTGGACCACCTGCTGTTGGAGGAATACTTCCCATCTTGGCAAAGGCTGCACTTCCTTGTGCGGGCATTGTTGCTTGTTGTCCTAGTGCTAGATTAGCTGCTCCAGTGTTTCTTAATTGTGCACCTAAGGTAGCTCCTTTAAGTTGACCAGCTCCTTGACCAAAGCCTTGTAGGCCCATTCCTTGGCCCATTGATGTCATGCTTCCTAGTTGACCTATACCCCCCATTAAAAGGGCATCTCGGAACGAACGTCCGGTTGATTTTCCACGAAGTTTTTGTACGCCAAAAGTGGCGAGTGCTAATGTAAATGGATCCATAATAAATACTTAAGTAATTATCATTTTACCGCTATTGAAGCGTCTTATCAATATGATGCTAAACGATAGGTTTTTTACTGAGAGCCGTCTTAGCGTCTCGAAAGTCTTTTTCCATGCTAAAAGCAGGAGTTGAGGAAGGAACGGCTTTAAATTCTTGCATAAGACTCCCACGATACATCTTTTCTCCTACGTGAGATATTTCTTCGTCAGCTAAACACCATAGTTTACCACCCATTTTAGTCCACAGTTTACAGAAGTAGAAATCTTCTCCTAATGATGTTTTTTCTTTAGGATCCCAGTAAGTATCAAAAAAATTGTAGTAATGAGGGCGGTCTACCATCTTACCATTAATTAAAGTTTTTTGTTTAATGGTTAATTCAGGATATTGTTTAATAAGTTTATCGAAAGCTGATCTTTTAATCATCATACAGCCAGCAGGTCCTTTTTTGATTTCGCAAAAGCCTTTCTCAACATTAATGTTGTCGATATCGGGCAACTCTACTGGAAAAACATAACCTTTGGTATCAGGATGATCGGAAGGTCTTTTAATATTATCTTGATAAAATTTATCTGAGTTAACTGTCTTCATTGGATACGCCACCATGCTAATGTCATAAGGAGAACTAAATAAACGATAGATGGAGCGCACACTAAATGAAATATCCGAATCAATAAAGACCATAGCCTCAGCATTAGAACTTAAAAAAGAAGCCACACATAAATTGCGCCCTTGAGTCACTAAGCTACTTTTCATAAGTTGAAAAGTAATATTAATTTTATTCATGAGACATTCTTTTTGAAGATCTAAACACGATTTAACATAGTGTAAAGTCAACATGTCATAGCATGGTGTAGCCACAAATAATCCTTTATAGGGAGATTTACTTACTAGCTTTTCTTTTTTCTCGTTCTTCTCTTTCGGCGTGTCTGGCATTAAGTGCTCCTTTTAAAAATCGATCCCAAAATCCTGCGATACTTTTCCAATTATAGAAACGATAATAGTACTGTTGTTGAAATTGTAAATGGTCTTTCATGTTTTTTTGTTGAAAAAGCTTTTTGGCATCAACAAGAGAAGCGGCTATTTGATGGGCAAGATATTTTTTATTAGCACTATAGGGTATATAAATAGGGAATTCTGCACAGGTTTCAGGGATAGCTCCGAGGTCCGTGGTTATAAGCATACACCCCGCTGCTAAAGATTCCATAGCCGAGATACAGAAAGTCTCTTCAAAGGTCGAAGGATGAACATTAATATGATAATTTTTAAGTTGGGCCACTAAACTCGGGTGGGGACAGTAACCTTTATAAGTAACGTTCTTAAGTTTTTTAGCCTTATCGTATAGGCCTACAAACTTTTTATCATTTTGTTCTTTAAAAGAAGCTCCATAAATAATGGTACTTGAATATACATCTAGTTGAATGTCTTTTTCTTTTTCTATTAATTCCATAGCTTCTAAAAGAACATCTAATCCGCGCCAAGGAGTGGAAAAATAAATTAATTTTAAAGGGAGCTTAAAGGTAAAATCTGTTTTTAATGTTAATTCATCATAGTCAATTCCATTTTTAATAACTAAAGAACGCGTGTCTGGAATATTAAAAAAATATCTAAATTTTTCATAGGTCCAATGAGAATTAAAAACATACCAATCGTATTTACTATGATTCTTTTTTTCCTTGAACCAAGGAGCTACATTGGGTTGATCGTAGGAGTTTTTAATCCATAGAATATTAGGACGTAAAGGATGTAGAGGTTCTTTTTCAGGAACGGATGTTGTAATTTGAACTCGATCATAGACAGCCGGGTCTGAATATTTGCGGAGGTAATCTAATTGAATTTCTGTTCCACCATAAGGTTGCATTATTTAGTTTTACCAAACACACTTAGAGACGCAACTGTTATTTCAACATCTTGTCTAAAATCTTCCTTTGTAGTGTCAGTGGTAGGGTCCTTAACATCTTTATCAAAGTCAGCTTGGGATTCATAAATTTTGCCCGTACGTTTATTCTTGATTATGTCTTTGGTTTTGCCTGTAATAACAGGAACTTCTTCTCCGTCCACTATTTGTACTGGAAATCTTTTACCATTAAAAAGTTTATATTTCATCCTTGTCCTCTCGATTTTTTGCGCCTAGGTATTCTTTTACCATAATGTTTTGCGTGACGCCCGGGTCTTTTTCGTGGAGTGCGTTTAACGTGTTTGTATCCATATTGAAGTTTTGCCTTTCTTTTACCCATTCTCGTTAGAGCGATCTATTTGAGCATAAGATATTACTCCCGTAGCCACATTAGAGGTTGCTGCACACCCTATTTTTAAAGCATCGCTTTCTTCTAAGATTAATACTCCTGTTGCTATATTAGTCGTACTTCCAGCTGCTAGGGATTCGGTACTAATTTGATAAGTAGTCGTGTCTGAGCTATCATAAAATTTAGATTGTACAACAATAGCTCCCGTCGAAGTATTCGCGCATTGAATATTTTTAATGATAGCTCTGGACCCCGTGTCCATAGTTAAACAGGTAGTTAAATTTGTTGTAGTTAAATAAAAACCTGCATTTTTATATTGTATACTCATGTAATAAACCAATTAAAAGTTTCTAGTTCTTGCTTTAAATCGTTTTGGTAACTTGTATTCAGTTGATTCTTAAGAGTGTTTATTGATTCTCCAATTTGTTGTTGGTTGGAAGAATCATAATCAGTTGAGGGCTGAGGAATTTGTACAGTAATTTTAGCCATTATCTTCTTCCATCTGGTCGAGAATCAAATCTGAATAAACCAAATCTCCAGTTTTGATCTATATTAGTTGTTTCAATTTTAAGAGCAGCTGAACGACTTCGTGCTCGTGTATTAACTTGTGTGGTAGCCGAGCTTACATTGAAAGGTCCTAAAGGAGAACTGGCTGCTGTTACACTTGGAAAGTTTCTAAGATCAATAGTAATATTACAAGTGCCATTAAGAATTTTAAAGTCTGGAATAAATCGACTTACACTCATAAAATATTCTCCGTCTCCGTCAATATCTAAATCAAAATCTCCTGAGGACAAAGAAGAAGAAACAGCCGTTGTAACATTGCCCGTGCTAAATTTAGTAATAGCATTAACTCCTGTTTCTTGTTCGTACATAGTTGTAGCTCCCGCTGTAACTCCATTAATAATTGGAAAATTAGAAAGAGCAGTTGTGCTTAATTCTGTTGCAAAAGGTAAACTATAGATATTAGAATCTGCCCAAGTGGTTCGAGCTAACGTACCCGTGGTCCATAAATTATCGTCGTAATTATAGGTTACTATTCGATCTACTTGTGATGAACCGGATTTGGGATAGAACCAAGAGACTTCAGTAAAGAGACTATTGTGACCTGCAAATACTAAATTGCCCCCTGAATCTTCATTGATACCTAAATTATTTCCCGCTGTAGTAAAAACAAAATCTTCAACTAAACAAGGAAGAGACTTAACAGTTCCGTCAAACATAAAAAAACCTCCAGAGTTACTCATCCAGAATACTTTACCATTTGCAAAAGCTGCTGCGTGTGGACCCATTGAGCCACATCCTGATCCAATTTGCCTGATACTAAAGGTAAAAGGAGGACCTACGTATTGCATAATATAAGCTGCTTTATCCGTTAAAATAAGTGTGTAATCTTTACCTTGTATAGCTCCAATAATTTGAGTGCCTTGATCGAGTTGCATGGTACCTGCTGTATTAGTAGAAGTTGGAACATAATCCGTAAAATCTTCTTGATCCGAAAATCGAATATACATTTTATCTTGAGTGCCAACGCTGCCAATAGTTGTTTCTGTACCTAAATGAATAAGGTGGCGATCACGATCGGATACAATCGTCATGACTGAGGCTGTAGGATTACTC